TCGAGAGCCAAGCGCACAACTTCACGCAGGGTTTCGTTATCGCTGTTCAATGATAGTTGCTCGATTTTGAAATTGCGAGAACTGTTGGCAGCGAGGCTCTCGAGAAAACTGTTAATGTTCATGCTATCGCCTTTTGAATTGCCCATTTTGCTTCACTAATAGATTTGCACTTCTGTTTGTTCACAACAATGTTTCTGTTTGTCTTGATGTTTACAGTAAACTGACCAGCGGACAGGATGACTTCATCCTTGCCTTTCTCTTTGTTAACGATCGTGCCTGTAGCAAAGTAAAGGGTATCCATAAGTTCATCAGAAGCCAGCTTCCGTAGAAAGAATGCGTTAGCCATTGAAGATCCCTGACCAAACAGCCAGCTTGTTTGCTTTCTCATGCTTCGCAGCCATCACAGCTGATTCACGAACGATACCATTATCAATCAGCAAGTCAATCATACACATCAAGTCACCGACTTCTTCTTCCAAGTGCTGGCGATTATTCCTACCATTGTGTTCCGATAGGAAACCGAAACGAAACACCTTGCTGATTGCTTGTGTAACTTCAGCACATTCCTCTTGCGTAATCAGAAGAATCTCACGATCAATATCACCAATACTCATGCCCATTTACCTTTCAATTGTTCAAACTTCTTAGCTTGCTTGTCGTAAAACTGCACAACCATCCCACTAAACTCTTTCAACCAATTATACCTACCTTTGGTATATTTGTCAAGCACTTTATGCGCATTTTTAATTTGCAAAACACCCAGCCCAAGATTTTGGATTGCAAGGCTAGAGAATGCAATTTCATAAACTGGTATGAACTCAATGTTCTCAATAACCACACTTGCGCCATCTATGCGATACTTGACGTAAATGTAAATCAGATCTTGGTCAGGATCGCTAAGAACCTTACGGCATCTATCTATCGAGATGAGGTTAGGCATACAGAACTCACCATTCAAGTCATGCGTCTTCACGTCATACCAGATCGACTTCTTACCATCACGAATCGAAAAGTCTTCTACGCTTCTCTTCGATCTAGCCTTGAAGTATTTCCAATCCCCACCAAAATTGGTTTTGCTTGCGATCTTGGATATCTCATCCTCAATCATATCAGCGTAACCACGCTGTGCCAATCCTGGGACATAGGGGATTGAAAGGTTTTCTATGTCGAAATTCATAGCCACTGAAGCATCCAAAAGTCGCAAGTCTGCTCCGCCTGCATTTTCTCAGCGATAGAGAATTTCAACTCTTTGCGTGTGACACCTTCCTGACTGAGCACTACAAAGATTGCTTCGTCAGCTTCAGAAGGCATCATCCATGCTTCACGGACACTATCCTTCATGTGGATGGTGCCCAACTCGAGGGTTTCGTAAACCATCATACAGTCTCCTTAGCTTCCATCATTTCAGAAAGAATGAACTTAGCGATGTTCATGTTTTTGCGTGCTTGGTCGGTTGCTTGCTCATGACCGAAGGACATCAATTCTTGAGCATCAGACAAGATGCCCATCACAACCATTTCCAAACCACTCAGGCGAGCAGTCAGGGAATTCATGTATTCTTCACGGATAGCAGCAGTGGTCATACCGTAGCACTTGGATTCAAACTCAGTCATCTTCATCTCCTTTTCAACTTTCATACATATATTATACCCAAGGTTACAATAAAAGTCAAGCACTTTCTGCACTTTTTTGGAAAATAAAAAACCCTTGTAAATCAATGACTTACAAGGGCTATAACCCTACTAGGCGTAGGGTTTTGGGGGTAAAACTAAGGTTTTACTTCAGTCTTCGATCTTTTTAGGCATAGGACGCCCACCAAGGGAAAACTTAGGGGTAGCTGGAGCAGCTGGATCTGCAGACGCAGCAGGGGTATCCGCAGGGGTTGCTGGCATGCTAGCAGATGCGCCTACGTTCACACCACCGATTGTGGTACTGATGCCAGCACTAAACCCACCTCCACCTCCAAGTGGTGGCTTTGGACCGCCGAATGGTGAAGTTGGTGGTGTTGGCTTGTTTGTTCCTGAAGCCATATCCAATGCTTTCATTCTTGCATCTTTGTCATCTCCTGCTAGCATGATCCCTGACAATGTTCCAGTCAAGAATGTAGCGATAGGGATGATCAACTCAAAGAATTTGTTGTCAACTGGTGACATACCGTTCATTGGTTGTGTTACGAAGATCAAACTGTATAGAACAACAAAAACGATTCCGAACAAGGTTAGACCAAGTACGATACCGATGAAAAACTTTAGTCGTGCGTTCAGTTCTTCTGTTGTATACTTTTCTCCTCTGAATAGACTGTCAATCATGTGCAGTTTCCTTTCTTAATAGGCGATGGTTCTTTTGGCTCTTTAGCCGAACTCTTTTCTTTTTCGTAATGAGTCAAGTCTTCTGGACATGTACCATTAGCAGAGCAAAATGGTTTCTTACATTGTTTTAGTTCCCAGTTTTCTGGATCCTGACACGGATATCGGTAGCGTTCTTCACATGCTGACATTGTTAATGCTACGAATAAGAGAAGCAATATTCTCATAGCATAATCCCTTAAAGTTTATTGTTATAGTTAATGAAAAAGGGTGCCGAAGCACCCTTTTATTTATCGTTTTTATCGTTTGAACTTTGCAGGTCGCCCATGATTTGGTCTTGTCGCTCGCTCGACCTCTGTTGAGTTCAAAGTGAAGTCTTCTTCAACCTTTGCTGCGAATGGCGATTCTGGGATAATTTCCTTCTTCTCCAGAGGTGGTTCCGATACTATCTGTGCCACCTGACTTAAGAACTGCTCAGTCTTCTCTGGGACGACATCAGCTTTGAAGTATAACCTATCTTCCCAGTCTTCCTTTGGTGGTTGCTCCTCTTCTGGTTTCGCTTCAGGCTCTTCTGCCTTCACGTATGTAACGTCTTCTTTCGGTGGTTCATAGGTTCCATTATCTAGTGACCTAGCTACCTCCTTACCTCTTGCAAAGAACGACTTTACTTCAACATCATCAAGAGGATCTTCTTCTTTGGCTGGGGGAAGATCAACCCCATCAGATTTTTTTCTGTTGAGTAGCCACTCCTTATGCTCTTTGTTAAACGCCATTAACATTAAGACAGCAAGTGGGTCAAAAACAAAAACAATTAAAATGATCACCCATCTGACTGCATCTTCTAGTAGACCGTCAGTAAGTGCATCACCATAGATCAAAGCAGCAATATATTTGATTGGTCCAACTTCTGCTACTATCTTTCGCTCCTCCGCTTTCAGTGGAGAAACTTCTTCGCTGAGTTTAGTTACTTGCGCTTGTGCAGTTTCGATAGTCTCAAGTAACTTAGCTCTTTCTGCTTGTTGCTGCTCTCTTAGTTTAGCGCCTTTTGAAACAGCACCAAGTTCATTGTACTTTTTAATCTGCTCATTGATAATATCCATGTCGACCCTTGCCTGAGCAATGATCTCTTTTTGTATGTTGATCTTATCATTGATAATTTGAATCTTACCAGAGATGTCACCTGTGTTAATTGACATGTCCAAGTGTGCTTTAGATAGGTAGCCGAAGATACCCATGCTAGTTAAGAACATAAGCACAATCAAAGCAGTAGTGAAATATGTCTTCATTAGAATTGGGATAGTCTTCCAATTCCTGTAGAGCCAAGACGCAACTACGAGTTTGCTCATCTCTAATGCGCTACCCATGATTGCGATAGGAATTGCTGACGCAGCGAAGATCGACATCAGACCAACGACTGCGTAATAAGCAGCAATTGCTGACAGCGTCACCGCTGTTCCGAACAATAAGAATACCATTTTTACGCTTCCTTTTTTATGTGTTTGCGATGTGTTTTTACCATAATCCAGTCATTATAATAATTGTCATCAAGCAATACATCATGTTGAAATTGATACTTCGCTTCCCAGTAGTTAGTTGCCCCTCTTGACTTGCAGAGTCGAAGTATCTCCCTAGTGAAGTTTTCCTTGCCGTGTGTTTCAACGTCAAGCTGAAGTTCTTTGTTTGATCCGTAGTAGTCAAGCCAGTCACTTTGCTTGCGGATCTTCTTACGTTTACCCTTTACCGTCTTGTAACCTGCTGAGGTAAAGTATTTACGACCAATATATTTCTTGCCATTAATTTTGTTTGTGATGAGATAGACGAAGCCATAATAACTTTCGTCTACCTCGCCAAGTTCAGTGCCTTCATACAACCAAGTCATTCGTCATCTTCATCAATATCTTCTTCCTCAAAGATATCGTGTCCGCATACTGGACAAAATACCACATCATCATATTTATAATCATCACCTCTGATGGTAATTTTACCAATAGCACCGCAGTCGTCGCACTCAAAGGATTTAACTGTTGACATTAAGCAGCCTTTCCCCAAACATCATGCCAGTCTCCTTTGAGTGCACCTTTTGCATAATCGGTTACACGATTCTCAAAGAAGTTACCATGTGTTGGCGCATTGATCATTTCTTCTACCCACGGCAAAGGATTCTTCTTAACTTTGAAAATTCCCTTGAGACCCAAAGAGATAAGACGACGATCAGCAATATACCTAATATACTTTTTAACATCTTCAGCTGTAAGATCTGGCATGTCACCCATGCTGAAGCTGAGATCAATAAACTTGTCTTCGAGATCAACCATCTTTTCAGCAATCGTGTAAATCTTACCTTTGAGTTCATCGTTCCACAGTTCACGATTCTCCTCTACGTATGTTCTGAACAACTTAATCATATTCTCAGCATGCATCGTTTCATCAACGATAGACCAAGTAACAATCTGCCCCATACCCTTCATCATACCATGGCGTGGGAAGTTCAACAACATAATGAATGAAGAGAACAACTGCATACCTTCAGTGAACGCAGAGAAGGCAGCAATGTTAGTCGCTACAGATTCTTTAGTTCCATTGGAGTTTGATAGATCCATAAAGTATTCATGCTTCTCTCGCATCTGCTGGTACTCTAAGAACTCAGCATAGGTTGACTCAGGCATACCAAGAGTCTCAATCAAATGCGAGTATGCAGCAATGTGTAGTGCTTCACGTGCGGAGAAACCAAGAAGCATCATACGTACTTCTGGTTGCTTGAAGTATGGTAGGTAGTTAGTAACATAACCACCAGCTACGTCAATATCACCCTGTGTGAAGAAACGGAAAATGTTAGTAAGAAAATGCTTTTGCGCTGGTGTGAGTTTCTTCTTCCAATCCTTCACGTCTTCTGCCATCGGTACTTCTGTATGCAACCAGTGCGCTTGTTCGTGCTTTAACCATGCCTCATATGCCCATGGATAGTTGAATGGCTTGAAGGACGAACGATCGTCCATCAAATTTAATTTTTCTTTTTTCGGTGCCATCTTAGTTTGCTTCCCCTTTGTTCTTTTCAAATGTTTGTACAGCTTCAGCAAATGCTTTATATGCATCTACAGTCATATGGAATGAAGCAACTTCCTCATAGATATCATCTGGATTCTCGGCATGTAAAGTTTTTACTTGAGTCACGCCAATAATTTCTTCATCAACATGACCAATGGTGAATTTGTAATTAACTTCCTTTGGGTGAAGAAGATCAGTCCACTCACCATTGTCACTTTCAATTTGCTGCCCAGTGGGCACCATTTCTTTTACTGTCAATTCACGTTCTACAGGATTAGTAATCATATATGTCTCCTCAAATAACTGATAAAATTCCAACAACAGCTGCCTCAACTGCAGCCATTCGTTTCATGTCTTCTGCTCTCTCAAGTACTTGATCGGTTCTGACCAAATCCTCAAGAAGTTCTTTGCATTCATCTGCAGTGATTTCTCCAGAATCTAGCATTGCTTTATATTGATGTGCTAGATCGATTCGTTCTTGTGCCCAGTCGCTCATCTTTTGTTCCTCGATTGAAGTGCTTCAGCCATAGCTGTCGCTTGTTTGTCCATAAGGTTTACTTTAGCAATGCAGTATGCTTTGCTCATCTTACCTTCCTCTGCCCTTTTATGTAACCCAACAACTGTTTCATCAAAGGGTACTATTAGCCATAATACATCTTTACTCTTACGAGTATCAGCATATGTCCACAACCATTCTTTTCGTTCTAAGATTTTGGTTGTTGACTCATAAGCAATAGCAGGTGTGTCGCATTTCATAGTCTTCACTAACAAACGAATGTCAGTGATTGCTGCTGCTTCATTAGCGTCCCATGATGATGGAATCTTATCCATCAACTTTTCCCAAGTTGCGCAACCTGTTAATGTTAACGTAATCAGTACAACACTAAGCAGATTCTTCATCTTCTTTTCCTTCTGGCGTTTCTAAACCAAACGAAACAGTAGCACGTGCTCCTGTTAGTTGGACTTCGTGTTTTAAGAACCAAGGGATGTATGCTAAATCTCCTGGCTGTAAAGTTGTTTTGATCTTAAAGTCATCTTGATAAACAACCAAGTCACACTTACCCACGATCTGCCATAGTAAGACATTATGATAGTCAACATGCGGTGGATGGCTTGTTGACCTCTTAGCAAAACTCAAAAAGATATCAGCATCGATAATCTTGTGTGGGAGAAAGGTATTTAGATCATTCGCAATCGAGTCAATATCCTTAATGTTCCTAGCATCCTCCAACTGATAAGATAGGTTACCGATAGGTTTTCCTATCTCATTGTCAGCACAATGCTCAAGGTAATAGACTGGCAAGTCCCAACCAATGTTTATTGGGATCATTGCCTCCATATGCGCCCATGAATTGTTCTTCATGGAAGTCACTAACGCTTGCTTATCTATTTCTAAAATACCTGACATAATTATCCCTCACACGCTAAACACTCTTGCCCCTCAGCTAATGCTCGCAAGTCAATTTCTTGAATAACTTCACGTTCAATTCTCTTTGATACCTTATCTGCTTTTGCTACCTTCTCGCTACGGCAGTAGTACAAAGTCTTCAACTTTTGTTTCCATGCTTGGAAGTGAACTGCATGGAGGTATTTGATATTGACATCTGGACGGAAGAATACGTTGACTGATTGTGCTTGGTCAATCCATTCTTGTCTGTCAGATGCATGCTCAATAACCCATCTTTGGTCAATTTCCATTGATGTCTTAAAGATATCTTTGGTGTAGTCGTCAAGGATGTCAAGATGTTGAACACTTCCATCGTTGGCGATAATACTTGACCAGATTTCGTTATAGTCCAGCTTACTGTCTGCATCACACTTCTCCTTAATAATCTTGTCTAAGAAACGATTCTTGTTTAAGAAAGAACCTGATAGAGTATCTTGGCGATAAGCATTGGCACGATAAGGTTCAATAGAAGGACTAGTATTGCCCATGAGAATGGAAGAAGAAGCATTGGGAGCAATAGCCATAAGATGACTAAACCTGTTTCCAGTGCCCACTGCATCAGGA